GAATTTTTGAACTTGTCATCTTGATCATCTTTGCGATCAATGTGACGTTGATCAAGAGTGCTATCCTTCACTGTGAGGATTAGAACCTTGAAATCATTTGGGAACTTATCTTGCAAAAAATCTAGCATCTTACCGTTGAATAAACGATCGCCTTCAAAGATCACATTACCAGTTTCTAGAGAATCAAAGAAGGCGACAGCGTCTGGCTGGACCGCCATTGACAAACGATCCGTTCCCTGGAATACATTACCATCGTTTGCATACTTGCCAAGAATATAAAGATCCAACTTCTTGGAATACATCGCATCAAGTAACTTCTGCGGTTTGATAACTTCCCAATCATCAGCCATCGAAATCAATCGAAACATCAAAGTGGTCTTGCCAGTTGCTGGCTCACCACCCATCGCAATCACTTTTACCATAATGCCTCCAAACCTTCTTTCACTGGGTGCTCATCATCGAACATCCAGTCCATTCGTTCTATTCTACCTGTTCTCAGAAAATAAGTAAACTTTTCTTTGTTGATTGTATTTCTTGGGGCAAGCCTTAGATCAAGAGTCTCATTCCTTGCTTGCCACAACACATTCCATTCAATACCAGTCCAACCATCACCTTCTGCCTGTTCAATTTCTTCAGACTGACGATCCAAATAATAACCAAGATATCTTCCATGATGTTCGCGAAAGATTTTCTTGAATGAACACAAGCAGGTTTCCATCGTGAAGAAGTCTATCTGACTGCTCAGTTGAGGGAATCGAGATCTGGTTTCCTCAAGAATCTCTTTGGCATGGCTTTCAAGGTCTGCGCATTCTGATGAAGTGAGTTTTGTATCATACTTGTCATCTTGCCCGAGGGCGAGATGCAAACCATTACGATGAGAACGAGAGCCTGAATAATCGTCCAGCATGAGGCTAGTAGGTACACACTCAACGCCAGCAGTGTGACAAAGATGCTGAAGATAAAACCAAGTGGAATAGCGACCAAATTTGTGAAGAGAAGTTTTAAGATTATTCCAAAGGTTGTTGAAAGATTGTTGTTCGTTGTCGCCATAGTATTTCTCCAGCACTTCGCGTTGAGTTTTCTTGCCAATAAATTTTTGATAAGACTCGAACATGGCTGGCAAGTGACCTTTGTTCCACTTTGTATCTGTCTGATAACGCAGTCGTTTGTAATTGTGACTATTCCACCAACTGATACGATCTACAGTAGCGAGTTCATAGTCTGGGAATTCATTTTTCAGAACCCATGCAGTTGGCAATTGGTATGTGTTACCATAGAGCCATGCAAACCATAGACGTTCTTCGTCATTGTGTTCGTATCGACGATGAAGATAGTTTGTGCACCACACTGCTGGATCGCAATCGCCAAACTGCATTGACCATGCATACCAACGGATGAATTGTTCACGACGCTGCAAAGACTTCGACACAACCACCTTTACCTTTTTTATATACTGCTGCATGTATCACAGGATCTGAAAGATCATAGATACCATCAGAGAAATTTCTACCATTGATCTTGAACATACTGAGCGAACACTTACTCTTTTGTTTTCCTAAGAATTTGAATCCCATAGATTCATAGAACACAACTGCATCAGGCTCTGCTGAAACGCGATAATAACTGGTGCCAAGACCTTGTGCTCTATCAAGAGAGTCTTGAGTCAGTAATCTTGCTACACCTTTGCGACGATGTTTGGCGAAAGTGTGAAGCAATTGTAGATTGAAAACATATGGAGTTTTCTTCGAGCGAGTGGTAATAATCGCGCCAGCCAACTCTCCGCCTTCCCAACACCCAATACAGTACTGCCATTGTTCCTGCATGTCAGCCTTTGCCACAAAAGTCTTGGCAAAAGAGTCTGCTTTGTTCTCAGTTATATGCTTTACAAATTCTTCGCGAGTAGTCTCACGCAGCGTCATGGAACTCACGTTTCTTTTCTCCGCGCTCTTTCGGATACTTGGTTTGTTGCCATCCATGATACTCATCCAGATTCCATACAAATGGAGGAAACTTGAATGTATTATTAGCGAGAATCTCACGAACTGAGGGTCCGCCATTCAATGCAGCATCCATGAACATTTCCACGAATCTGAATTGAGATTCTAATTCTTCTCGCTTCGTGGTAGAGCGGAAGCAACGGAACTCAATTGTACCAGTATGCTTCATGCAGTAAGTATTGATTGCAAATCGGAATGGACGACCCATTGATACGCCATCTTTACCAGCAGCATGGAGTTTGATAAAGTGATTGAAGTCAGTGGCAAGTTCAATGATGTTATCACACATATACTCAGGCATTGGGCGACCGCCATCAAACTTCAAATACATCTTCGCGCCTTCGCACTGCTTCATCTCAGATGTTTCATAGAATTGATAACAGGCTTGAATCGTATCTTCTTGATTGTCTTGAATGTATCCAATCAATCGCTTCAATCCAGCAATATCATCTTTCAATCCTGGAACAAAGACATGAATATGACCATGATTGACACAAGAAGCCGAAGGCTTGTTGCCATACTCAATAAACATGCTATAAAGTCTCATTACACGATCAACTTGTTCCTGCCAAGTCTTAGTTGGCATCATGTTGACTTCACCACCCATCCATGGCTCTTTACCGAGCGGATCGCAAGCACGAAATTCAAACGGTGGATGAATGTTTACAATATCTGTTTCAGCATATTCCCATTTACCGAGAGTCGGAGGAATCTCCATACGACGATCAATATCACCCCATTCAATTTCGGCACCATATGTAAACGTTGATTTATCGTACATGCTGTAGATCCTTTGCGTTATCAATCAAAATAAGATGAGTACGAAAGACATTTTGCGCCACAGTGACATATTCATTCATACCAACCTCAACAGGATCTTTGAGGTCAGCGCGGATGGCAATGTCTTTCGTTGAAGTAATTATAACTCCATTGCGTAAAGAAGTAAAGTAAATTGGGCGTTTACCGTTGCGATAAAAACGCAATTGTTTTTCTTTATATAACTCAACAACAGCCATTGAAGCATCAGGAAATTCTACAAGAGGAGATTTATCTGCTTCCAAAGTATGAAGAATCAACTCACTGTCGTTTCGAGTCTTACATTTGTATCCGTAGAGACGCTCCCAGTTCTCTGGCATCTCTTGACTCACAACGCCATTGTGTACAATAGAAATATTCTCATTCCACAGCGGCTGATTGAACTCAAGATCAGAAGTAGAATATCGGCAGTGACCAATGAGATATAGATTACCGTCTTCATTCACACAATTGTTTAGATCGAGTGATTCTAAAAACTGCGTGGCTGGTTTAGCATCAATGCGAGTTTTGACTTCGCCATCACGCACCCAAGAAATACCAGTTGCGTGTAATCCACGAATGCTAGACTCGCGGAAAACATCAGCAAGCATGAGCAAGTCTCGAGAACTTGGTCTTTCAATATAAGCACCAATTACTGCGCACATATTAGGCGAACATATCTTCTAGAGTGGATTCTTTTCTGTATGCTTCTGGGTGGTACTTTTCAACCATTTGCCTTCCACCAACTCTTTCCAGATAGTCGTACCATTCTTTTTCTGACCACATTCCTTCGGAAATACCGTTCCAAAGACGTCGTTGGAGTGGGTGTTCTTTGTTCTTTCGACGTGACTCAACATAATTATATCGATGATCTTCATATTCTTTGCTCCCGAGTTCAAGCATCTTTTCACGCAAATAACAAACAAGACTTACACGCTCTGCGGTTTCATCTTGCAGTTCAATAGGTGTATTGCCATGAATGTACTCATGATTATTGACGAGCAGGAGATCACCAGGTCGCACATTCACAGCAATACGAACTTCTGGAAGAATCAAATAACCACCAGTGTAGTTACCATTGTTTGATAGAACAAGAAGATTGCTCAATCCGTTTGTAAAGTCACCAGCGTCACGATGTGCTGCTGTTCTAAATGTTTTGTTCACTGTGATTGTAGTAAACACAGTTTGTGGAACGAGGAATGCTGGATCAATTTTATCTGCTGCCTCACGTTGAGCGGCATGACGTTGTGGAAGTAACTCAGCAAAACCACGATCTAGAGTTTGTAGAAATGGGAATGACAATTTGAATTTGTCATAAGAGTGCTGCGTATATGCGGTTGCGCGACCATATGGGATACGAGGATAACGATCGAACCATCCAGCAATACCAGACAACACTACGTTGGCATAACTTGTATCTGAGACATAAGTTTCATAAACACCCAGTGCTTCTTCCTTACGGTCCCGCACAGTCATCGTAGAAATCTTCTTCAACCATTCTTCAAATTGGAAATCATCCTCTTTGACTTTTGAATTCAGCCAAACCATTCCACGCGCAGATTCTTCATTGCTATACTTTTCTCTAAGATTAGCAACTTCTTGGCTGAAGTCAATCTTCACCACAGAGTGTTCAGGTTCTTTCTTTATGAATTCGAAAAGGCGCAATTGAAACTCAGAAACCCACTCACGACCACCGCACTTCTCACCCTTTGGTCCTGCAGCAAGACCACGATTCTGAGTTGGTGTGGCTGCTTCTCTCAAACCAGCATAAGCATCATCTTGCTCTTGTTTACTGAAATAATTTTTACGGAACTTGAATGCGATGTTGTCTTCATCTTCGCTTCCAAGATAACAATCCGTGTCTTCATTGATGAGAACATCAAAATGAGACTCATCAAGAAATTGACCAAGCAAATGCTCACAGTCAATTTTTGAATTTGCAATAATGACTTTTGTCATAGTATTTCTCCTGCTGTGTTATTATTATATATCCAGCAAAGTACAATGTCAAACCCCAAATGAAACTGTGGGGGCAAGGACTGCCCCCACGAGAACCAGAATGGTTTTGTTCAATGCCAAAGATTAGGCATTCATCGTGACGCTGATCGCATTGCGATAGAGAGTCTTGCGAGCACGAGCAATCTGACCGCGATCAAGATACTTCGAGAAAGCAGGTGATGGATTGCCAAGGCGATACGCAAATACCTTCTTACCACGCGAGTTGGTAACACGGTTTGTGTAAACCGAGATACCTTCGTTGCGAGCACGATAGGCGAGGTCAGCAACATTCTCAACCTTGAACAACGAACGAGCCTGACGCGAGGTCACGCTGTTGCCATCGGCAAGATAACTGACAAACGAGTTTAGAGCATTAGACATATAATATACCTTCACAAAAACACCCCTTCAATAATACCGCAAGATTGGGGCTTTCCTTGCGACATACTTGTTATTATATAATAACAAATCCCAAAAGTAAATTATTGCGGATGCCTCTCAGCAAAAGTCTTCATCCAATTCTTGACAAGATCGCGAGCCTCATACTTGCTGACACCAAAAGCATCAGAGACATACGGTGCGGCACCAAACATATTGATTGCACCAGACTCACGAAGATCATCCAGAAACACATTCACCTTTTCTTGCAGTTCCATTACTTCACTCCCTTCGCAGCAACAATCTTGACAAGAGTGTCAAGAACTCGAGCCTTGATCTGCTCAGCAGTCAAACCTTGATCAAGCATCTCAACCAATTCTTGTTCACTGAATGAGACAGTCTCATTTTTATATCGGAAAGTGGTGTATCCAGTTTCGATATTTTTGTTCACACTAACATCATCAACAGTGGGTGCTGCAGGTGCAGGAGTCGCCTCAGCATCAACCTTCGTGTACAGATCCAAGAACGCAGTCTTGGTGTCAGCATCGAATCGATTCAAGCACATCTCAATTGCCTTCAAGCGATTGTTGAAGATAGAGAATGCCTTGCTGATATGCACAAGACGACGAGTCGAGATGACTTCATCAACCGCACCATCAGCAAACGACTTGCGGATGACTTCAGCCCAAGTGATCAGACGATCAATGAACGTCGTGTCAGTGATATTCAGAACAGCGAAATTCTTCTCAAGAATCTTGCGTTCAGTATTGGCTGGCGGATACTCTTGCTCAACAGTGATCGCGAAACGTTCCAGGAATGCTTCATTGAGTAAATTGGTGCCGATGAATCGACCATCGTCGCTGCCCTTGCCCTTCGTGTTCGCAGTTGCAATCACGTTGAAGCCAGCAGCAGGATGAACAACTTCGCCAGTCTTTTTGTCAAAGTATGGTTTGCCTTCAAGAATCGGCTGCAAGCACAGAATGTCTTCGGTGCCGAGATCACACTCATCAAGAAGCAGCACAGCACCACGACGCATCGCAGTGATCACTGGTCCTTCACGACGGATCGTATTTCCATCAACCAACTCATAAGAGCCGATCAAGTCAGACTCATCGGTGCGCTTCGTGATGTTCACGCGAATCAACTCACGCTTGAGCGCAGCACAAACCTGCTCAATCATGAATGTCTTGCCGTTACCTGACAAGCCAGTGATGTAGATAGGATAGAAGATTCGCGACTTGATGATGTCGCGCATGTCGTTGTAGAATCCGAACGGAACATACGTTTCGTTGCGGTCAGGCACAAATGACTCAGTGACATTTTGCGCACGACGGCTGGCAATGTTCACAACTTGCGCAACCATCGCAGCCGCAGCAACAGGGACTTCAGCAGTCTGCTTCGGAGCAGCGATCGCACTGGCAGCACTCGGTACGATGCTGAATTGACCACGAGCAACCTTGCGCTCACGCAGAATAAAATACGGAAAGAATTCAACGTTGTTTTTCTTGTTTTCGCAGAAGGCATTCAGTTCCTTCAACGAGATAGTATCCTTGTCGAAGTGCGCATGCAATCGCTCAAGAATCTCAATCCGAGCCGCATTATCATAATTAGACTTTCTCACATCAGACTCCATTATCAATCTATAGAACTATTATCGCTGAAAAACACACAGAAAACAACAGTAATAACTCTAATAAAATCAACAACTTACGCAACCGCCAATTCTTCGGCTAGTTTCGTGAGGAGGAGACGATTGCTCTTCTTGCTACCCACAGTCTTGGAGAACTCGCGAGCCATCTTGTTCTTGTTCATATCGCTGGTGATCTCAAGTTTGTCATCAACGATGTTACTGTTCGGAAGAGCAAC